TCTAACCCAGAAGTAGCTGGTGTCATACGGGCCTCTGCGGATTTGCTCAAGGCGGTTGACCCATCAGTGCGCCCAAGTAACCAGGTAGTCGTAGGTGCCGCGATGAATAACTCCGTGGACCTGAACCCTAACTCGGAGATAACTTCGCAGGACGTAGTCGAGGCGGGTAAGCCGCCAAGTAAGCGTAAGGTTGATCTTAACTTCGCGGACAAGTATCTATTCACGGTTAGTTACGTCCTGGGCAAGATACACCCAAGGCTCAAGGCTTTAATACGGGATTATTACGGGACAATACAAACCAAGGTCCTTGCCTATCAGACCGCGATGGCGCCGTTCTTTGTGAAGATGCGAGCCATCAAGAATAAAGAGGACCGCAAGAGACTGAAGCAACTCCTCATGTATAGCCCCGTGGTTGCTGATGCAGGCACAGCAGAACAGGAGGCGCTACTGACTAAATACGGTATGCTTGAGGACTACAATAATCTTGTGCGTCCATCTTTAGATAAACTCAGGGCTGACCTAGTAGCACGGGGCGTGGAGGTAGGCGATCTATTTGATTACTTCCCCCGTCGTATTAAGAACTTTAAGGCACTGCAAGCGGTCAAGGCCGCTTGGGGTAACACGGTCGGAGAAAGTTTTAGGGATTTTATAAAAGCGAGAAACGACAGAATATTAAAGGTTCGTTCTGATATGTTGACCCTCAATGAAGAGCTTGTAAAAGCTAGCAACAACAACGACCAGGCAGGTATTCAAAGGATAAGCCGACGGCTGAAGGAGCTTTCAGCCAAGGATGACGTAATTATTAGTATAGGAAGCAAGGAGACAGCGCTACAGGAAGCTCAAGCGTGGGAGGAGTTCACTTCAAACTTAGCTAGAACTAACCCTGATATGTTGCCAGGCAATGTCCGTGAACGTGCAATGAAGGACCAGATTCCTGACGGGTTATTGCAATACTACGAGGACCCAGCCCAAGCAATGGAGAGTTACATCTTCAATATGGTGTCCGCCGCGGAGACAATTAAATTAATCGGTAATAGATTTGTTACTAACAGAGAGGGAACTCAACTGGATGAGGCTAGCGAGTTAGGCAAACTCGTGCAGGAGTTACGTGCTTCGGGTGCCATCATTGATGAGCAGGCGGATCGAACAATCCCTGAGATAATGAAACTTATACTTTCTCCCAAGAAAGGTGAGTCCAGGATCCTACAGTTAGCTCGTTCATTTGGATACGGGACACTTCTAGTTGAGTTCACCTCTACCCTATCGCAGTTATACGACCTTCCGTTTGTGATGTTAGACAACGGGTTCTTCCCTACCCTCAGCGCAGCGTTTAGTAGAGACAGACTCAAGGGTTCTGCCTTCGGGATAGACACCGAGAAGATCAGCCAGGAGTTCGCGGGGGATGACAAGTTCCTTGAGAAGGTTGTTCGCATGGGGCTTCGTTCTACTGGCTTCACCAAGCTGGACCAGATCATGAAGGAGACTAACCTAACGGCTAACTACAGACGTTTCCGCAAGCTGGCTAACCTTTACTACAAGGACAGGAACAACTCAAGGATTAAAACATTCACTGCCGAAATGACCGCGCTCGGCTACAGCCGTGCAGAGCAGGATCAATTGATAGCTGACTTGAAGGGAGACAAAAAAGATTCAGCCCTCGTTCGTAGCCTGCTGTTCAACAAGCTGTCAGAGACACAGCCCCTAAGCTCGGCTGAGATGGCTATGGGTATCGTGGGTAACCCGAACCTGAGACTCGCTGTAGCCATGAAGTCCTTCATGGTTAAACAAATGGTCTTCACCAAGGACAGAATGCTCAACGATATGTTTGGACCAGGAAGAACCAATGCGCAGCGATTAAATGCGTCCAAGGATTTGGCCAAGTTGCTGACCTTCATGCTCCTAATCGGTGTCCCAACTGATGCCCTAAAGGACTTCTTGGCTGGCCGCGTAGGGTATCTTGGTGACTACCTCTTTGACGGCACGTTCCGTGTTGCTGGCGTCAGCAGATACACTGGTTACAAGATTCGCACCGAAGGTATTGGCCGTGCGGCGTTTGATTACGCAACTCCAGTAGCTTTCCAACAAGCTATGGATGCGTCAGGCGAACTTCAAAAGGTCCTGAGTGGCGAGAGAGCGTTAAGCCAAAGTAAGTTCGTTGCATACGCGCCGTACTCCGACGTAATCAATCGTATGTTCGGATTCCAGAAGGAGAGAGAAAGAAAGACTCTCAAGCGTAAGGCAGCCGAAGGAGAGTCTCCACTGTTCATACCGCCTGGCGCCCTGTAAAAAAAATCAAAAGCCCTTGTAGCGCATCCTGGCCTGGAATCCTTGTGCAAGGACGGGGTAAACGAAAAAGCCTCACCCCCCAATCAAAAAGGGTGAGGCTAGGCGACAAGTCGGGATTGAAACAGGAGGTCATGAAAATCCCCCCGCCCTGGATTACTCCGAGGGCTTACCCAATCTTGTCTTAAATTCTCTTTTCCATTTAGTATAAGTAGAAGGAGCTATGTCGCATAGCTCGGACGCAAGTTTAAATGAGTATCCCTCTTCTCTGAGTTTGTCAATCTTGAGAACTGTCTCAATTTTTTTGTCATCGCTGAGATTCTTTGGGGACTTATTGGTTCTGCTCGGCACGACGTACTCCGCTGTCCCGAACTCTTCCTCAAGTTTTTCGATGCGCTTCATCTCCTCGGCGATTTTATCGTAGGCCCAATCTACAAATTTCTTTTGAGATCTCCTGTCGTTAGAAAATATATCGTTATTGTATTCCATCTTCAGGCAAACCTTCCTATGCAGTGATAAAATTTAAAAAGTCCTCCTACGTCCCTCTGCCCTTCTCGGTTCTTAGCTACGTTGTATGTTAACTCAGTGTATGGCCCGTGGCTGTCATGACCCTTGGAGGATTCAAAGTCCCCCTTGGATGGATACATGAGCAGGACTACGTCAGCATCATTCTCAATGTCCCCTGAATCCTTGAGGTCATAGAGTCTAATCCTTTCACTCTTGGCTCCCTCTCGGTTGACCTGTGCCAGTAAGATGACCGCTATGTTTAGGTCCAGAGCCATCTGCTTTATCTTGTGAGAGATGTCGGCTATGCCTTCGCACTTCCCCATCTTCTTGCTATCAAAGGGTATAAGTTGCAGGTAATCAATGACTACTAGCTTTACGCCTTTCTTGCGGACCAAGTGACGGGCCTGGCTTGTGAGGTCATCAGCGTTTCTAACGCTATGAGATGTGTAAAGGGGCAGCTCCGAGGACTCCCTGGTCACCGCCTTGAATCTTTCTTCTTGCTCGGGGCTTGCGACTCCATCCTGAATGTTTCTTACGTTGATCCCAGATATGGTCTGTATCATGCGCTTCATTAACTGCTTCCTCGGCATTTCAAATGAGAAGTAAGCCGTAGGTGTATCGTCCTGCTTCATGGCCTTGGTTGCTATGAATAAAGCTAGTGCGGATTTACCGCAGGACGTAGGGGCCGCTAGTGTAAGCACCTCCCCTGCCGCGATGCCATTGTTACCAAGGTATCCATCAAGTCGATTGATGTTAGTCTTTACTACGTCTGGGCAGAAGGTCCCGTCCTGCATCTTCTGTATGTCATCAAGGATCTCTTCGGCGGAGTCAGCTACCGAGAACGTGTCATTACCCAGGGTATCGACCTTAAGTATATCGTTCTCTAAAGATGCTCTGATCGCCTGGGACTCAGCTGATTCGGACTCAGCTTGCTCAACAGCAAGTCGGCACCCGCGAATGAGGGACCGTAGTTTACTCTTCTCGGCTATCAGCTTGGCGCAATACTGGGCCTGTAGGGGGGTCTCAGCCGCCTCCATGACGGAAAAGATACCAGCCATGCCCCCGACCTCGTCAAGGCCCTTAGAGGCCTTTAGGTTCTCTTGCAGAGATATCGCGTCCAAGGGCTTTCCCTTCTCAACGAGGGATGCAATGGCTGTAAAAAGTAACTTGCCTTTGAGGGTATAAAAATCGTCGGGTGTAACAATGACGGATACTGTATCGTATACGGAGTAGTCCCCATCTAGGAGACAACAGGCAATTAATTTGTGTTCGGCTTCTTCGTTATGCGGGGGCGTTTTTATTTCGTTCGTTATCATTTTCAAGTATGTCTAGCATAGCACGGAGGCATTGGCCTATGGCGTTGTGCTTGATTAGTATGCTTTTAGGAATCCCTCTCGTGTCCATGTCGTTGTGCAGGTTGATTGTAAGTTCAGTGGCTTCCTTAATTTTATCGTTCATATGCGCTATCTAATAATTTTATGTAGTAATACTTGACCCCTCCGCACCGTGCAAAAGGGCCAAGCATTCTATCATAAGGAGTTACTCCTTCTCAGCTCTTTCGAGCATCCCTATGGCTATCAATGAATAGCCAATGAGGTCACGGAATATGTCCTTGGATTGATCACCCTTGGTGATAACTTTCAGCTGACCATCCAAACAAAGAGCCTTGGCTCTCTGGAATTTGTCCTGCATTCTAATGCAGACTCCCGTAAGAGGGTGGACACCGAACTCGGTTGAGTAATCAAAGTTAGCGAATGGATTTTCGCAACTCTCCCCTCCCGTGTAGTCCGTGTTCTTATTAGCAGTCATATCCAATATGGACTCGACTTCATCTCGGCGGAACTGGTCCCACCATATCTTATCGAAGTCCCCCACGACTTAAAACGGTGCGTCGTCTATGTTGGGGGTGCTAGTAGGCACTGCCTCAGTATTCTGAGTTGCCTCCAGCTGTTTATCCTCAGGCGCGTAGTCAGCGGCCAGGGATAGCAATGGCTGACCACTGCGTCCTTGTTTCTTCCACCCCTTGAGGTAGTATAACCCTGGCTTAGTGACGTAGATACGTCCGTTATAGTCAGGGTGGTTTTCCTTCTGCTTGCGGTCATTGATGCCGAGCAGTCCTGTGTTTTCTCTGTATGTTGCCATATGTATTATTATTATTATTGCGGGTTAGAATTCAACGGATTGATTTACGGCACGAGGAATATCCTTGCCGTGCTTGTTGGTTGCGTCTGGGTCCTTGGTATCATCGATAGCAAAGAGGCCGTTCAAGGCGTATTTACGTGCGTAGGAACTAGCACTTCCAGTTATCTGTGCCTCGTCCATACCCTTTTTTGCATCAGCTTCACGAGCAAAGCCTGCAACTGGTATTCCGTTATCACTATCATTATCAAGCAGAGTGGCCAGAGCCTTAACGTAAATACGCCCTGAAACTTCAATAATGGTATCGGTGATTGTGAGAGAGCAACCCCACTCAGCAAGCAAAGGCTTCAGCGCAGTAAGGATGTCCTCGCAGGATCGGTATTTGTATCCACCGAATTTATTAGTCTGACCCTTTGGGGCCTTCAAAGAGGATTGTATCCCCTGTAGTTTTTGGCGTATGTTTTTATCTGTCATATCTTTGTTTAGTTAGCTCACGGAATAGTTTGATTCGTTCCGAGGCGTTAGAACATTCCATGAGTTGTATTCGTTTTGCCCCTAGATCTACTAAAATACATTTCTGTTTCTCGGATGTCAACGATTTAAATTTTCTACATAGCTGAGTCAGTCCAACGGGGTGCAATACATCCAGTTGCTCCCGCTCTAAGTATTCTGCTATGCCGCGTAGCACTGCGGGTAAATGGCTATGGCTGATCTGGCACCTGCCATAAGCGAAGTTCTCTATCTTGCCCAGCAGGGCGTTACCTACCCTTGATACTACACCTCGGACCATGCCAGACTGATGGCAGTGATCCACCACCCAGTCCGAAGTTTTTCGCAGTAACAGGGGACAGGCTTTGGGCTGATGGTTTACCCGCCAGTCCTTGATTTTATTTTGTGGAAGATACATCTAGCTCCTTAAGTAAATCTTTGAGGGCGTTCTTCTCTTGGGTCAGTTGCTTGCGCTGCTCTAGCATTCTCTCCATCCTAAAGGACAGGGTCCGTGATTCCTGTCGGATCATGTCGATTCTAGTCTGTATACGTTCTACGTTGCTTTCTATTTGTGTCATACTCATTGTTTTATTTTTCTAGTATTTGTATTGGTAAATTTAAAATGTCACTCATCTTTACGATGCTGAGTAAATCACTGCGGCCCTGCCTCGTGTATCCTTTGTATAGGGCGTCCGAGCCACGGTCGACCTTGTCATCCAGGTCGCACTTCTTGCTTGCCATCTCGTAGAGATACACCCTCTTGATCAAAACAAAATCATCCTGCCTCTCAAAGGCAATGAAGTCCACGTCCGACGCCAGCCAGCCTCGGTCACCCGCAGTGTTCTTGAACTCCAACCATACCAGTTCGTCCTGCTCGGAGCTGTCGCTCCTGTTGACCCTCTTGCGGGCCTTGACATCAATCGTCCCTCGGTCAGTGACGTAGTCAAAGTGCCTGTATTGCTCCTCAAGGGTCGAGCGCCTGTATTTTATACCTCGCCTGTCCAAGATGTCTTGGAAGGACGTCTCGACGCTCTGGCCCCTGTTCCAGCTGGGGGTATCAATAAAATCAAATGTCTTCATGGTAGGGTAGGTTAGTGGTAATGTCCTCAACGGAAATTATTTTGCCCGTGCCTCCGCGCTTGAAGACGCAGGTGCCAGTGCTGTCGGGTTTCTTCTGTAGTAGTAGTTTGACCGCCTCGCTTGAGCTGTGCGCCCACTTAGATGTATCGCCCACGTATCCTTCTGGCATATCTTTACGGGTGTATCTTATCCTGTATTCAGTCATCGAATACCACAGTGAAACCTACGCCTGCGTTCGTGCCGATGACGTTGAAGTCAATCCACTCCATCGCTTCTATATCGGTCATGCCATCGCGGGACATAAAGATGTCCACCAACTTGCTGTGCAGGTAGCACAATTGTCCTTCATGATCCACGCCAATGACCGCCTCGTCGAGGCCGTCGAATCGGATTGCCTTCGGGTCACAGCAGTCCAAGTAATATTCTATATCTTGTGTATTCATTTTATTTATTACATTCTAAGTAACCAGTAAAGTTCGGCGCACTTCTTTGCCACCTTGATGCCCTTCTGCATCTCGTTTTGGCTCCACTCCCTGTGGTAGTGCTTCTGGGTATCGCAGTCAATGATTACGGAAATGCACGACGGCAGGTATTCAAGGTTGTGTTCCTTCATTAACATAAATGCTTCTATTGCAAGCTGTTGGCAATCCTTGTCATAGGTCTTAGCCTTGCCCTTCGTGTTAGTCCTGCACTTGTAGTCCGCAAGAAATACCTTGCCCTCGGCGTCATGGCCGATGAAGTCCACGCTCCCCGCGATCTTGATTCGGTTATTAGCTATAACTCGCTCGCATGCTATTGGCTTCACTCGGTTCGCCTGTATCCATTCAATGAATGGCATTGACCACTTGTCCCATACCGATGGCACTGGCCTGTGCGTCGAGCCAAGGAAGCCGTATTCAACCTCCTGCTCAATAGCTTTATGCACGGTCGTGCCGAACTCCGAGGATTCAATCGTGTCCCCCGTGATCGGGTGCGTCCTCGTGCCGTAGGTCAATCGTTCAATCTCCTGCCATGCCAAGATGGGATGCTCTCTAGCTAGAGAGGTAATCATCCTGGGCTTGTAAATGCTATCTAGGAAGGCGTCCTTTACTATCCCTAGGACGGTGGTCACGGACGGGTAGACCTTGTGTTGCTTCCGCGCTTTCGCGGGAGTCTCAATATCTGGTTCAAATTCTGGGTTACGGATGTCATTGCAATTGTAGAAGTGAGCCATAATATTTTATAAAAAAAGGGTGAAGGGCTTTGATAGCCCCCCACCCTCTCGGTGTCAACCCCTTTATTCCAATCAAATTTCCTCTTGGTCGAGGATGTAGTTAAGAACGTCACGCAGGGCGTCCAAGTCAGAGCATTCGTTTGTATCATACTCGTGCTTGCATAACTCCGAGGAGTCCGACGTTAGAATAAATACAGTTCTAAAATCTGGCTTTATTATATTGTCCAAGTAGATTGATTTAAGATGCCTGTTCGCCATCAAGGCTAGTAGCTCTGTATCGGTGCGAGTCGGAAGCTCGTTATGGATCGGCATGATATACTGATCCCCTGCTTCTAGTTGTCCGACGCGAGCATCGGAGAATCTGCCACGGAGTCCCACGGCTGATACGATTTCATCATGAGGCAGGCGTATAGCAGGCCCATGCGGGTAGGTGTGTATTTTTATTTTCATAATTATTCTGGTTCGTTGAATACTTCGTCTTGGCACTTCTGACATAGTCCAGATATCGCATACTCGGTAACGGACAATTCATCAGTGAATTTTTTTGCCTCCTCCTTGCAGACGGCACAGATGCCTGCCTGCACCGCCTGCTTGGGGGAGATTCCATTGAGGGCTTCTAAGAAAGCCTCAAGCTCTGGTGGCCGCTCCATTGGTTTTACCACAAGGATACGTTTACCCTGCGGCAGGTCGTCATCGATTCTGGATATCATGGGTAGTCCTATTTTATAAGTAAATCAGTGAGCTTGTCGATATTGGCGTGATCATTCACGCCAGAGAAAAGAACGAAGCCTATCTCACGACCGACTGCGTCCATTGGTTTGCCGTATTCCATGTGGCTGAACTTACCCCAATCTGGGATGTAGTAAAGCGTCACGGAGTTATCGGATACCTTGATCGGCTTGCCGTTAGGCGTGACCGATCTCACGAACTCCCCCGTCACGTTGCCGATCTTGGCTAGTGATACGAAGGCACGGAACGGGTTAGCGTCCGCACACCACCCGTGAGGTGCTGTGACTAGGTAGATGCCGTCACGGGCATTTGTGTTATGCATTTTTTTCATAGTTATTTTTTTCTGTAGAATTGAACCATGCTCAGAACGCTGTCAGACAGCTTGTCGAGTATGTCCTTAGGGTTAACGCCCTCGGCTATCTTGAGATTGTCGAGGATCTTGGAGTCCGAGGCACGCATGCCGAGCGTGCGGCCGAAGCCGTAACGCCCGTCAGTGAAGGCGTAACGCCCGTATGAGGTGTCGATTAACACCATAGGCACACCTTCAACAAGGTATGCCTTTCCGATTTGTAGGTTTGTTTTTGTATTCATAGATATTCAGCGATGATTGTGACCGCTAGCAGTATCCCGCCAACGATTATGCTCCAGAACACGATGAACGCGCTCTCCTCCTGCTTGTCTGTCTTGACCAGCCTGTTTGGTTTTTTGATTTTCATAGTGTTTCCTCGTAGTAGGTGTCGAAGTCATGCCTCTCTTGAGTGGCAATGTGTCCGATGTGGTTAATGTAGTGGTGAGGAGGCCCGTAGCTGAATGTGTCTTCGCACTCAGTTATTGACCATATTTGATTGTCATCAAACCCTGCGTCCTTGGCCTCCTGCCATGAGGAGAAGTAGTCGCCTGATTCTCTGCCGATTTCTTCATGGGGAAAATCCCCTTGTATTATTTTCATAGTTTGTATTTGTTCGCGCCTGTATTAAATGGCGCATGTATTTGTTATTCAGTTGATTGCAACCCGAAGTAGGGTGGGTTACACCCAAAAAGCCCGCACCAGATGGACTGGATACGGGCTGTGGATTACTCAGAGAAGAGGTTAGTTTTGTGTGTCAATAAGGGAAGCAATAATGTTACCTAGGGCAATTCGTTTCTCGTAAAGAGTAGCAGTCAACAATGTATCATTGTCGCATGTATCGGAAAGCATGACCTCTATGTCGAGTTTATCCATAGCCATTAAAAGATTTTCAATTAATCCTTTCATATTAGGGCGTGTAACATTTCGTAACTTAGATTTTAATGCTTTTGACTGGTTCTCGCAGCTGATGGCGTTGAGTTGAGCTGTAGTTTTCATAGTTTTGATTATTTTTTTGATTGGTTGATTGTTAGAAATAAGCAGTATGCTTACACCCAAAAAGCCCGCACCGATTAAGGTGCAGGCTGAGAGTTGTTAGGAAAAAATCCCGTGTTGGCGCAGGGTTTGCCCCACGTAACGAGCTTGATCTATTTCTTCGTGCAGATCGTGAATCAACTGGTCGAATGCTTGGGTCATGTATTTCATGTCCTCGCCTCCGACGTTGCGCCTGTATTTAGATGCAAGGTAAAGAAGGTTCATTAGCTTATGCAGTCTAGGCTCAGAGCGATACTTTTCGGCTCGGCATAACTCCTGCAAGGTGCAAAAGTTTTTAGATGTAGTCCGTTTATTATTCATAGTTTTGATTGGTTGATTGTTAGTTTACTTCCCCGTCTTCGGAGATGATGCCCTGCTCAATTAAGTCTTGAGCGGTGCGTTGGTAGTGCCCTTGCATTGCGTTGATGAAACCAGTCATCACTAGCTCGGCAAAGAATTGTATGGTTTCGTCTTGGCTCATTTCGCCAGACTCGTAGGAGACGATTGCTTGTATCATAGTTTGTATTGGTTGTGTATTGGTTTGTGTTAGTTCGACGGGACATCCGTCTACCCAAAAAGCCCACGCCTTGTGAGCGTGAGCTTGGTTGGTTAGTTAGTTAATGTTGGCTAGATCATCGTCGTTCTCGAACTCGTAGGATTCAATATACCACTCGCCCTCGCCGTCATTTTTGCAGTAGGATTTTAGTTCGTCCATGTCCTCAAAGAAGTGCCAAATGGTCTGATCCCATCCCGTTTGTTCTTCCGTCCACTCGTCGGGGTCATCGCCCCAAACTTCGTATGGGTCAGCACCTACGGATACTTGTGTAAAACTTGGCTCGTCATATGGGTTGACTGACCAGTTCCATTCGATAGTATATACTTTAATTTTTGTGTTCATAATTTTGATTAGTTTAGACTAGGCGTGCTACCCAGTCGCTCCAGTTGTCAGCGCTTTCGCTGTAAGAGTGTAGTGTATAGGCTTCAGCGAGGATTTCCTCACGGCTGAAGTCTGAAGGAATGACGGTGAAGTGACCGCTTTCGGTAGTGATTTCAATACGTCCGTTTTGGTCGCGTGTAATTTGGCTTTTCATAGTGTGTGTTATTTGTGGTTGATTTGTAAGCGGAATGCTTACACCCAAAAAGCCCGCACCTTGGAAGGTGCGAGCTGTGTGGATTAGTCTATAAGTGACTTGGTTATAACGAGGTCAGAATCATTGTCCTGTCCTCGGTTTAATTCTCGCATTCGCTCTTCGGCGATTTCGATCGCGTCCTGTTGGCTGAGATTCATATAATTGCAGGATTGAACCTCAATAAAGATGTGTTCAAATCCTTCCTGCCATCCCACAAAATAGGATTTAACAGCATTCATTACGTCAAAAGGATATACAGTATTAACTGTGTATGAGCGAAGATTTTCGAGTGTCATTTTCATGATAATTTTGATATTTGATTGGTTGATTGGTTAATTATAAGCGGAATGCTTACACCCAAAAAGCCCGCACCTTGGAGGGTGCGAGCTGTGTGGATTAGTCTATCTCATTGATGGCTTCAAAGCCACGCTTGATCGCCTTGAGCTTATCTTGGGCTTCTTCCAGTTCCCAGCATAGATGATAGGTAATCATGTATACAAGGTGAGGTTTATCCCCGCGTATTTTAACTACGAGGTCACGAAGGTTTGAAATAAAGCCCCCGCTAAGACGCTCGTTAATCACCCACTGCCTAATCGTAGGTAATGGGTCTGTGAAGCGGTCTAAGTCCTTTTGTATTTCATATTCATAATTTTGATTGGTTGATTGTTAGTTATAAGCGGAATGCTTACACCCAGAAAGCCGTGACCCCGAAGAGCCACGGCTGTGGTGTTACTTGATCACTTTACCTGTAGCTTGATCACTAGCTCGCAGGACTTGGCACCCCATGCGGACAGACTGCCCCAGTCGTTGACCCACGGCTCGATGAGGTCACCCTCTTCGTATCCAGTAAAGCTAACGTGCTGAGACTTCAGCCCCTTGCGGCTCTCCTCGTTGTAGACACTCTCTACTGGGTCGAGTTCGACCCGATAGATGTGGCAGGCATTGCCCCTCTTCTTGCTGTTCAAGGCATAGAAGGAATTGACGTTGGCATTTTTCAATGCATCCTTTAGCTCTGGTGCTTTGCCCCAGTAGCCATAGGTTGTGATTACTACATAGCGGATAAGACTTTCGTTTTTATCTTTCATGATTTGATTGGTTATGTGTTCAACGTAGGCAGATCAGACGTGACCTGCTTACACCCAAAAAGCCCGTAGCTGGGTAGCTACGAGCTGGGTGTTAGGCGTTATCAGATTTCAATAACTTCGATTAGACCCTCGTCATCAATGCGCCATTCGTGGGCAAGCATATCGAGTAAGCCGAAAGCATATGCTTTACGACCACCCCAATTACTGAGGGGTTCACCTGTTCCTAACGAGTATTTGTGCGGCACTTTGTATCCGTAAGATTTAAGTGCCTCATATACTGTTTTATATGTGGTTATCATAGTTTATATTGGTTAATCGTAAGCGACTTGCTTACACCCAAAAAGCCCGTAGCGGTTAGGCTACGAGCTGGGTGTTAACTGATTGTCGCAGATGTGAATTTCGTGGATGCCCAAAGCCATTCTCCGTCTGCGTAAACATAGAGGTCAACACTCTGATCGGTGTATTCGTCCGACAGCTTGTCGATAATCTCTTCAGCACGCTCTAGCGACTTGCAAGCGATCTTCTGTTCATAGTGAGGATACTTGCCTGCGGTTACGATATACTTCAAGCCTTCGGCTAGTGCTTCTTCGTTATAATTACTCATGATATTTGATTAGTTGATTATTGGCTCTCCCCAATTTATAGCGGCTTGAGACGCTCGCAGAATTGCGGCTGGGTTACCAATCTATGTCCCACTTGCTAC